ATCAATAAAATTGGGACTAATTTGACTATCCCTCAAGACCCCGCCAACACCGACTATCAAGAATATCTCGCCTGGCTAGCAGAAGGCAACGAACCACTACCCGCTGACTAAAAACAAACACCTTATTAATTAAAACAATGATTACTATTATTCGCCCTATTCTTTTTTCTTTCTTGGCCTCTGATAAGGTCAAGCGTTTGGTTGTTGATCTGCTTGAGAAACTAGCACAACAAACAGACAATGATGTTGATGACCAAGCAGTGGCCATTATTCGTAGGGGACTGTTCCCTTGTAAGACCGGTCAATGCAGTATCTGATATGTCTATAAAAATCATAGACTTATTTGCTAATTTTAAAGGCCTTGATCACCAAATACAAGCAATCGACGCCCTGGAAGAAGTTCTTGGGGCTGATAATTTGTCTGATGACGCTAACTGGGTCAAGCTTTGGCGTTCAGCCTTTTATCCAGAGACTATTTCAAACTCCTGGGATGGTATTGAGTTGGCTGCTATTCAAGCTGGGGCTAAATTCCCACAAGTAGTAGCTGCTCAATGGGCTCTTGAAAGTGCCTGGGGACAACATGTTTCCGGTAAGAACAATTTCTTTGGCATCAAAGGTCCAGGGACTGTTAAGACGACCTGGGAAGACTATGGTTCTGGTGCAGTAACCATTAAGGCATCTTTTAAAGATTACCCGACTATTTATGCCTGTATTCTTGAGCTTGTCACTCAGTGGTATAAAGATTATAAGTCTTATCGTGGTGTAAACCGTGCTGAGACTTGGCAAGAATGTTGCTACCTTCTCAAAGCAGAGGGTTATGCAACAGATCCAGTATATGCAGACAAACTTATTGCCCTTATTAAAGCAAATGATTGAAGCTAGCGTTTCGGCAGGCATTGCTGTTATTGCTGGTGTCTCTGCTGTTGCTAATCGGTTACATAACAGAATTAACTCTGTGCATAACCGCATCTCTGAACTCGATAATCGCATTGACAGACTTGAGTTGTATGTCGCTCAAAACTATGTCAATAAAAGTGATTTCGTGGTTGCCCTTGAAAAGATGGAAAGCCACATGATCCGCATCGAGGAGAAACTCGATAAATTGCGAAATTATTGATGAAAAACAAAGAACAATCAAACATGGGCACAGAGGATCAGTTTGAGACTCTCCACGGCCTTGTTACCTCTGAATTTATTTCACGTATCAAGGCCGGTGAATCTTCTACTGCTGATCTCCGTGCTGCCTGTGAGTGGCTAAAAACTAACGGCATTACAGGAATCCCTGTCGATGAAAGCCCCTTGGCTGATTTGCTAGGTCTTATTCCTGAACTTTCATTTGAAGACGTACAAAGTGAAATCTCATGAGTCTTTATCGCAATATTAATAAGCGTAAGAAAGCAGGTACTTCACGTTCTAAGAAGAACTCAACAGTATCTCCCAAGGCTTACAGCAATATGAAAAAGGGCTTCCCTAAAAAAGGTAAAAAGTAATGGCACCAAAACGCTCTTCAACTCCTGGTAAGAGTGCCCGCTATTACGCTAAAAATCCTAAAGCTCGCGCTAAAAAGAATGCTGCACAACGGCAGAGAAACAAGACAAGCGAGAACCGTGAATATAGATCTGAGCTTAATGCCGCAAGACGCAAAGCAGGTATTTACGGAAAAGGCGGGCCTGATATGTCTCACACCAAATCAGGAAAGCTAGTTAAAGAATCACCTAAGAAAAACCGTGCCAGAAATGGATCAGGCCGGAATGGACGACTTAAAAAAGGTTAAAAGCTTATGGACACGCCACGGTCTCTTATGCACCAGCTCCTTACGTTTCGTAGCGGTGACGCTAAACGTATGTGGAGAGAAGAAATCAAACGTCGAGATGGTTACTCCTGCTGTTATTGCGGAGCAACAGAAGACCTGACGATTGATCATGTAATCCCCTTAAGTAAAGGGGGGCCTACAGATGCCTCTAATTGCCAAACAGCGTGTCGAACCTGCAACCAAGCTAAGGGAAGTCTTTCTCTAGCTGAATTTTTAGATCTTAAAATTGCTTAATTACTATGCCTATCTCTAATCAACGCGATTACATCCTTAAAACAGAATACACCCATCACACAACCGTAGCTCTTACTCAAGCTGTTGCTAACGCAGCTTCTGGTGACTACACCGTTGCTGACCTTATCAACCTTGTGAACGTAGCGATTACCTCTAAGTACAACAACGTCTCTAATGCGACTGTTGGTGGTAAGACTACAGGCAAGATTGGACAAGCTACTTCTACCCAGAACTAGAACGTCCTAAGTGATGCCTAGGGGGCTCTGCGCGGGCCCTCTTTTACTTCTTAGGTGTACTTGGATATGAACAATAAAACAGAGCCCTTCCTGAGGCTTAAAGAGTTCAAAGACTTGGCTAAGTGGTTAAAACACAATCTTCCGTATCCACTGGCCTATTTCTGTATCGCATACCTCTGGCGTCTTGAAGAGTTCTACATAGAACACAAGATAGTTACAGCGGTAGACAAAGCGATTGAGCCTTACCTGCCCTCACAAGATTTTACGACCCCACACCGTTTCAGCTCCCGTCCATCAGAGGTAAAGGGTCTGGATATTATTGAAATACAAGCCGACTATGAAAAAGACTGATGTTGTTGAGGCCAAGCTCAAAGGTGATTTTAAAATATTTCTTTCAGCTATCTGGCACGAACTAAACCTACCCTCCCCCACCAGAGCCCAATACTGCATTGCTGATTACCTCCAGAATGGCCCAAAGCGTCTGCAAGTACAAGCCTTTCGTGGTATCGGTAAGAGCTATGTCACCGCTGCTTACGTGCTCTGGGAGCTATACAAAGACCCAGATGTAAAGGTTATGTGTGTCTCTGCCTCTAAGGAACGGGCAGACAACAACAGCATCTTTATTCAGAAGCTGATCCTTACCGTTCCCTGGCTATCGCACATGAGGCCTAAGGGTGACGAATATCGTTGGTCTCGTATTAACTTTGATATTGGTGGAACTAAACCTACCCAGTCGCCAAGCGTTAAATCAGTAGGCATTACGGGCAATATGACCGGAAGCCGTTCTGACATTCTATTGTTTGATGATGTTGAGGTTCCAAATAACTCTGCAACTGATATGCAGAGAGAGAAATTGATCCAGCTTATTTCAGAAGCTGAGGCAATCTTAATGCCCAAACCCACCTCACGGATCATCTTTCTTGGTACTCCTCAGACATCATTTACTTGTTATCAAAAACTTGCAGAACGTGGTTACCGCCCCTATGTCTGGCCCTCCCGCTATCCAGCCAATGTTGCTAACTACGAGGGTCTTCTAGCTCCCGAGCTGCTCGAAGATCTTGATAAAGGCGCTAAAGCAGGTGACCCAACAGATACACGCTTCTCAGACAAGGAACTAACTGAGCGGGAAGCGTCAATGGGACGCTCTAACTTCGCTCTTCAGTTCCAACTCAACACAACCCTGAGCGATAGAGACAAGTTCCCCCTCAGGTTCTCCGACATGATCGTTACCCCTATAGGCAATGAGTGTGCGGAGAAATACACCTGGAGTGCTGATCCGCGCTATGTCCTAGGCACATTGCCTGCTGTAGGCCTTCCAGGGGATCGTTACTACTCGCCCATGTTCATTGATGAGGCCTGCTGTGACTTCCAAGAGACGATTTGTGCCCTAGACCCCTCAGGTCGTGGCCTTGACGAGACCTCCGCTTGCATCCTTTCCCAAGCCAATGGCTACCTCTTCCTTCGAGACATGAAGGCTTATAGAGATGGCTATAGCGATGCAACACTCATAGACGTTCTTAAGCTTGCTAAACGCTATAACGCTTCCACCATTCTTTGTGAAAGTAACTTTGGCGATGGTGCGATCACAGAGCTGCTTAAAAAACATGCCATACAGCAACAGGTCTTTGTCAATATTGAGGAAGTTAGGTCTACTACTAGGAAAGAAGAACGCATCATCGATACTCTTGAACCCGTCCTTAACCAACATCGCTTGATTGTTGATCCCAAGGTCATTGAATGGGACTACAGATCTAATCCAGACGAGGCTCCAGACAAGCGTCTTGAGTACATGTTGGGATACCAGCTAAGCCGTATGTGCCGCGAGTCCGGGGCGGTCAGACATGACGATAGAGCTGATGCTTTGGCAATGGCTGTCCGTTGGTATACAGATGCCCTAGCCCTTTCTGCAGAACAAGCTCAGGTAGATCGTAGACAACTAGAGTTTGATTCGATGCAAAAGATGTTCCTAGATGACCCTCAGAGGGCCCTAGACGCCCTTTGCCTAGGGATTGGTCATCACGAGCTGTTACACGCCCGTAGAGGCCGCTCTAGGCCCCAGTCGTGGTTTCAGGGCTCCGCCCTTCCAGAGACAAAGAAGAAAGACAAATACTCCTAAATACAAGGTTGCACAGTATCGAGGAGACACGGTTGCACATGTATGACCAGAGAGAGTGGTGCCTCTTTGGTCAAATACTTTGGACAGCGATTAGCAGACCCCCATATCCATCCCTAAGCGGGATGTCTCCGGGGGTCCTTTTATAGACAAATGGGGGGACTATAGGGGGGTACATAAAAGACATATAACCTAGTTAAACACGGTTAAACGTGTATAACTAAAGAGTTTAAAACATACCAATACTGTGTTATAAGCTAGTTACTACCGGTTATAACCGGTTATAACAGGGTTGTCTTACGTTCATCCATACATAAACCTATAACAGGTTATATGGACGCATTAGTACATCATTCAAGGAACGGGGAATGGTGTGTCTTTATTGAGATTATTATGATGATGCCTCCTATTGAATTCCAACAGCGTTTACTTGAAAGAGCGAATGCTGAGAGATCTGAGAAACTCCGCTATAGGGGTGTCTCCTATGTCCCTACAAAAGCTGTTGTGGTGGACCCAGAGTATTTTGGTAAAAAAATCTGAACCCTATACGTATGTCTGGGGCCGGCCTTACCCCCCGCTACCCCCTCCTTCGCTGTAAATAAGCGCCAAGGACTGGGGGGTGGGGGTCACATTTATCCGGCCCCTACTCCACAAACAAGGCCCCGACTGATGTGTCGTTACATCATTGTTCTAATGCGGGGTAAGTATTAGTAACTGTTCCGTTACGTTTGTGTTACTTAGTCGTTACATATATTTAATTTTATCTGTTGCCTTCAATTGTTATCATTCAATGACTAAACGTTTTAATAAACAATCCGATTACAATCCAATTGAGTTTGCATTCCTTTCGATGTCAACGAGAGTGAACCGAATGATCGACGTGCTATCTGATCCATACGTTGCATTGTCTCAAGAGAAGAGAGACGCGGTGATGGGTGCCATTACAGCTATTGAGGAA